GCAACCAAAAGTTTGATGCACACGGGTTGCCAAATGGGACCCATCATTCTTGCTTATTAAAGGAGAAACAACATGACAAGAATTACAACACTAAACCTTCCTGATTTTCACCGCTCACTAGTAGGATTTGATCGTCTAGTTGAGGATTTCACAAATCTTAACAACAGTGGATACCCTCCATATAATGTTGAGACAGTGGGTGAAACACAATATCAAATTACATTGGCACTTGCAGGATTCAAACGTGATGAATTGAACATCACTGTAAAAGAAGGCCTGTTGACAATCGAAGGCAACAAAGCAGAAGTCGAGTCAGAAGACCGCAAGTATTTGCATCGCGGCATCGCAAATCGTAACTTCACACGTTCTTGGAAACTTGCAGAGTACGTAGAAGTTCTAGATGCAACTATGGAAGATGGTATGCTTTATGTACTTCTAGAGCGTAAAGTTCCAGAAGCAAAAATGCCTAAACGTATTGACATTCGCTAAATGTTTTGATATACTACAGGGAGAGGAGAGCAATTCTCCTCTCTTTTTGATAAATATGTTACCAACACGAAACGGATTAAATTCAAACATGTCAATTATAGACTCACAAAGCGAATCAAAGGTATCAGTAAGCAGCCATTCGCTAATTTCAATCGATGAACCAAAGCGTTATTATGTATTCATGCATAATGATGATAAAACACCTTTTGATTTTGTTATTGATGTTCTGATTGAATTGTATAGACACGATGAACAAACTGCCGCAGATTTGGCAAATAAAATTCACGTAGAACAACGTGCAATTGTTGGTATGTACAATCTCGAAATCGCAGAACAAAAAGTTGAAGAAACAGTTAGAGTTGCAAGAGCAAACAACTATCCATTAGCAGTTACATTGGAACTCGCAGACTAACGAGGTATAAATGACAGTAGGTGTAATCTCGGCTATTCCCGAGGAATACTCAAAACTAGAGTGGGATTCCCCACCGCGCACAGAAACAATCAATACAAAAATATTTCAATTTGGATCCATTAATGGAGTCGAGGTTGTAGCAGCAGAAAGTGGCATTGGTAAAGTAAATGCCTCCATGACTACTAGCCTGCTATTGGGGCACTTTAATTGCACTAGTATTGCATTTAGTGGTGTTGCAGGTGGAGTTAATCCAAAATATAAAATTGGCGATGTCATTGTTGCAGAACAACTTATTCAACACGACTACGGTGCAATTGTCGAAGGGCAATTGATCAGTGCCATTCCTGGAAGTTTCCCATCACTGACAGATGATGATACAGATGTTGCATATAAAATGTCTCCAGAATTACGCGCAGCAATCAAGTCACAAGTTGGCGATCTAGTACACTTTGGTAGAGTTATCACTGGTGATACATATCTTGCGTGTAGCGACACACGTTCTATGTTCTTTAAACAATTCAAAGCAGATGCAGTCGAAATGGAAGGTGCTGCAATCGCACAAGTGTGTTGCAACTGGCACAAGCCATTCGTAGTTGTTCGCGTATTGAGTGATCTTGCGGGTGATGAATCACATATTGACTTTGACGATTTCGTTGATGACAGTAGTAAGAAAGCAGCAAACATTGTGAAGCGTTTGCTACCGGTACTTGACGCATGGGAATAGACAAACCAAATATAGAACGCTTCGAAAACTCTCCGTTTGAAACTAGCGGACAAGAGAAAGTAGAAGAAAATTTCTACTATGCAGTGTTCAATGACAGATGGCCAGTATGTGACGGTCATCTGTTGTTTGTACCAAAAGAAAATAATATTAAATTTATAACAATGGCACTTGAAGCAACTGTTGAATATGGTGACAGACTTCGAAGTGAAGGAAAAATAGACGGATACCATTTTGGAATGAATATCGGTGGTTGCGCAGGACAAACAGTGATGTGGCCACATATTCATTTTATTCCAAGATATCACGGAGATGTTGATGGATTCCCGGGAAGTGTAAGACTTGCACATCGAAATGGTCGCGGTGCAAAATACTACATGGAACATCCTGATTACAAAGACGAATATATTGAAAAGCATAAAGAACACACAACCATAAAAGGATTTAAGGAATGAGCTACGAAACAAACTCTGCGATTGTTGTGCTATACGATTCGAAAGAATTTAAAGCACTTGATAAGAAAACTTCTGGTCAGCTATCAAGTGTTGCAAAGATGAAGAAGTTTGATGAAAATGAAACTGCGGAAGTTACAATTTCATTCCCATCAAAAGTAAATGTTGATAGCATTACTGTTGTAAAAACTAATGCAACATCGGACCAAGACTGGCGAGATTTCGGCGGTAAGTATGCAAAAGCATATAAAGGAAAAGCAGACAATCTTTACTTTGATATCGACGGTTCTCACAATGAAAGCATTTATGAAGGCGCAATGCTGGCACTTTATACTTTCAACAAATACAAAACTGTAAAGAAGGATGATGCAAACCTTGCAGTGCATATTGATGCAGTCGAGGAACACTCAATTCACGAAAGTGTTTATTTTGCACGTGATCTAATTACAGAACCCGGTAATGTATTATATCCGGCAGAATACGCGCAACGTATTAATGACACTCTTACTCCGCTAGGTGTAAATGTTCGCATCTTCCACCAGTCACAATTGGAATCTATGGGTTTTGATTTGCTACTAAGCGTTGGCCAAGGATCGACAAAAGACAGTTATGTAGTTGTGATGGAATGGCTAAATGGTGGCGATGAACGCCCAACTGCACTTGTTGGTAAAGGTGTATGTTTTGACACTGGCGGTATCAGCATCAAGCCTAGTGCAGGTATGGGTGATATGAAATATGACATGGGTGGTTCTGGTGCAGTAGTTGGCGCAATGCACGCCATTGCATCGCACGACATTCAGTCAAACGTAGTTGGTATTGTAGGTCTTGTTGAAAACATGCCAGACGGTAATGCAGTGAAGCCGGGTGACGTTGTGACTTCTCTATCGGGTATGACTGTAGAAAATCTAAACACCGATGCAGAAGGTCGCCTAGTTCTTGCAGACATTCTAACATACATTCAACGCGAATACGATCCTAGCCGAATTGTTGATCTAGCAACACTAACTGGTGCGATTGTAGTTTCACTTGGTGAGGAAGCGGCTGGCTTGTTCACAAACTCAACCTCATGGGGCGAAGCAGTTAAATCAGCAGGTAAAAAATCTGGCGAAGATTACTGGCGTATGCCAATGGGTAAAAACTGGAACGCGATGATTGATAGTGATATCGCAGATATGAAAAACATCGGCGGTGGGCGTAACGGTGGTTCAACAACTGCGGCAGAGTTCTTATATCGTTTCGTAGATAAAGAACGTGCCTGGGCGCACCTAGACATTGCAGGTGTGTGCTGGGATGCAAAGGGTAAAGTAACTGTTCCTGCTGGTGCAGTGGGATTCGGCGTTCGCACGTTATTCAATCTTGTGCAAGACACAACAGAACATTCAATTGACGAAGATATGAAGTATTAATGGGTGCTAGGTTCTACAAAGAAAATCAATACATTGATCAGTTTATCAGTACCTTTGATTTTGTTGTAGACCTAGAAACATCTGGTATATCAAGTACAATTGTAGACTATTGTGATGAAACATATGGAAGTGCCAATCCCAATTGGCACTTCAAACATTTAGACAAAGACACATCGAAAGTATTTGTAAGTTTTAAAAATGAAAATGATGCTTTTGAGTTTTGGTGGTGGTATCAAATAAATGGAAACGAAAATATATTCAACATGCCAACGTAGAGGATATGAATTGACTGACATTCAAATCTGGGAAGTTACTAAAGGCAGAGAACACTTGGGGTACGAGCGGTTCGGAGAACCATGTGATCCGCCCCAATACATACAAACTGACCCAACTGAACATGAACGAATTCTTCCAAAAGGTGCAACAGTAATTGCGCAAAGGTTTACTAAAGTGACAAAAACTACAGGTAATATTGTCGAACAAGTAGCAGCACTCGTAGAAGAAAATGAAAGATTAAAAGCACAAGTAGCAGAACTAAAGAAACAACCAAAAGGGCCAGATGTTGAATTATTTGACAGATGGCGACTTGAATACAGTTGGAAAGGATCTGCTGGAGACATTGTGCAAGAATGGGGATTTCATAGTTCTAAATCAGCAACAGAACGAATGGAACGAATACAAGAAATGTGCAAAGATTTCAAGTTCGATGACGTAAGAGCAGTCCCATATAAAACTAACGAATCATAACACACACACACGGAGAAATATTATGACTAAAGTAGGAACTCACGTCCCAAACGTGACATTCAAAACACGTGTCCGCGATGAAAGTATTGCAGGGCCAAACCCATATCGTTGGCAAGATGTAACAACAGCAGACTATTTTGCTGGTAAACGTGTGGTAGTATTTTCACTACCTGGCGCATTTACACCAACTTGTTCAACATATCAGCTACCTGGCTTTGAATCTATGCAGCCAGAATTTAAAGAAAAAGGCATTGACGAAATCTATTGTGTAAGTGTTAATGATGCATTCGTTATGAACAAATGGGCAAAAGATCAGTGCGTAGAGCGTGTAAAAGTTATCCCAGACGGCAACGGTGAATTCACTGAAGGCTTGGATATGCTTGTAAACAAAAAGCACCTTGGCTTTGGCTACCGTAGCTGGCGATATGCAATGATTGTTGATGATGGTGTAATCACACATTGGTTCGAAGAACCCGGCAAGAATCAAACTGGTGCAGACACGGATCCATATGGCGAAACATCACCTGAGAATGTAATCGCTGTACTATAATAATTGAAATATAAGATACAAAGCGGGGCAATGCTCCGCTTTTTCCATATGCAGATAAATACCACAGAGTTGAGGAGGTACTGCTATGGTATGGTTAATACAATACTTGTTGCGGTGGTTTGTGCAAGGATGGATTATTGCACAACTTGCAAAAGCGGCGCGGAGATGGCTGGTAGGTAAATACGCACTAGACGAAACATTTCAGCAGAGTTTCACAAAAGACCATGAACCTGATTGGAATACAATACGATGGTTTGCAGAGTTCGCGAGATACGCATACAAACGAGACCATTCAGTTATTAAACAACAGTATCAAGGTTATGACATTGTTTACGTTAATACGATAAACAAAATACAATATATCCTTCTAGCGGATCAAAGTAACAAAGTTTACTATATTGCTATTCGTGGAACGGATAATTCGCATAACGCGTTACAAGACATTCATTTTCTAAAAGACAAAAGTTTCAGATTGGGCATAGAATTGCACACTGGATTTCACAGAACTGCGGAAATGATTGCAGACGATTTATTAAGTCGTATGGATAAAACATGGACTTCATATATCACTGGTCATAGTTTGGGCGGCGCATCTGCATTAATCGTTGCATGGTATCTAGATTACAGTGGACATAATATTTCTGAATGTATAACTTTTGGTCAACCTAAAGTTACTGACTCGCATGGTGTTCGTAAAATGCGCGGAAAAATTAAGTTGACACGTGTAGTCAATGAAACTGACGTTGTTGCTCTTATACCGCCAGCTGGTACGCATATGAACAGATATGCACATAATGGTGAATTGATAAAGTTGCTTGATCATGGAAAGTATTGCTTCTTGGAAGAACCAGATAGTTTGAACTTTGGTGTAAACAGTTTCTGGTTGTGGAGTGCAAGAGAAAGTTTCTCATTCTATGAAATGGGAAAAGAATTACCAGATCACTACATGGACAGTTATCTAGAAAATATTGATAAAATCACCGAAAACGGAGAAGAAGTTCCGTGGGCAGATAGATTGCAATATATTGAAGATGGTGGCATTCTGGGTGAATGGGAATACAAAAAATATAAGTGAGATAATTTATGTATGAGTATAAATGTAAAATTCTTCGTGTAGTAGACGGAGATACAATTGATGTGGACATTGATCTAGGTTTTGGTATTTGGAAGCGAGGAGAACGCGTCCGCGTCATAGGTATTGATACTCCAGAAAGTAGAACTAAAGATTTAACTGAAAAGAAATTCGGTATCGCAGCAAAGGACTTTGTAAAAGGACTGCTTCCGATCGGCAGTGCGCAAATAATTAAGACACATAAAGACGAAACTGGTAAGTTCGGAAGAATACTCGGAGACTTTGTGTTACCAAACGATAAGCTACTTTCCGCTCATATGATAGAAAATTATCACGCAGTTGCATATAATGGTGAAAATAAAGAAGACGTAAAAGAGTTACATATGCTAAATAGAAACAAGCTACTGGAAAGTGGCATAGTCAAATTGGAGGACTAAAATGGCGTACAAATTAAGCAAGCGCAGCCTTGCAAGATTAGAGGGCGTAGATGAAAGACTAGTTCGTGTTGTGAAACGTGCGATTGAACTTACAACTGTTGATTTTGGGGTAGTTCAGGGTTTAAGAACCGTCGAAGAACAGCGTGAACTTGTTGCAAAAGGCGCATCACAGACTATGAAGTCAAAACATATTGACGGCATTGCCGTAGATTTAATGGCATATGTTGGCGGCAAGGCATCATGGGAACTGTCACTATATGACAACATCGCAGACGCGATGAAACTTGCAGCTATGGAAGAGGGAGTTGCAATACGTTGGGGCGCGGCATGGCAAGTATCCGATATCAGAGAATGGGACGGCACCATGCAAGATGCATCTAACGCGTATATCGACCTAAGAAGAAGTCAAGGAAAAAGACCATTCATTGATGGCCCGCATTTTGAATTGATGTGATAAAAATTACAAATAGAATACTAAAAAGGGAGCAATGCTCCCTTTTCTTTTATGGTCTGATATTTTGTTTTCGTGGGTTACCCCAAATTTCACGTGCATTGACCCGAATGAACTTACGATTGGTTTCATTCTTGTTTGGGTTCTCAATAGTTAGAACAACGTTCTTGCCTTTTGCCCAAGCCGCACGTTGATTAACAATGCGTGTACCTGGAGTACGAATACTAGTCTTCATTGATCCGCCATGAACACCCTGTGATGTTTGCGTAGCTCTTTGCTTTTTCTTGCCCATTTTGATTTCCTCTTTTAGAATTTTTTATTGTTTGGGATTATTTTTTGTTCTTTATTTATTTCTTCTGGTTCGTTGCATTTGTCACAACTACAGTGGTTACATACTTGTATTTCTCGTAACGCACCACCGTCTACCGAATAGTCTCTTACCGTCATAGTAGTGGGCCCACCACAATGTGATGGGTGCCCGCATATTTCACAGTGAGTAGCAGTTTGCTTTGTTGATAGTGGGGTTATGGTCATTTCTTACCCATAAGATTTTTTTCAACCCACTTGATTGCTTTACGGTACATGCCATCATAGCCTGAACCACTAACATCGACACCATCCTCAAAATCTAGATTTTCTAAATGGTCCACAAATTTCGCAATGTCTTCTTTTGAATACTGTGACCAATTTACTTTTGGTAGATTGTTGAAGTCGTAGTCGATTCCGTTTGGTAGATCACCACCTAGAATATCATGCCAACTTGCACTTTCTTCTTTAACAGGAATATCTCGTTCATCTTTCATGCCACTGTAGTCTGTATCCATCTGACGAAATTCTTCATATGAAAGATACATGTCGCGGTCTTTGTCGTAATACTTTCCTTCTTTTGGATCGTAATAAACAACTGCACCGTTTAGTGTGCGGAACGGACCTTCTAGTCCATTGATTTCAGGATACTTGTCGTTGTCGATTTGTGGAAGAATTTTGTAACCTTCCTGTAGGTCTTCGCCATCCATATAGTCTGCAACAGCCTGAAGATAATCTTCAGCCATTGTAATCTTTGATGCTACCCAACCTTCGAGGCCTTCTTCTTCGCTTAGATTTTTTAGATGCTTTGCAATACGTGTTGCACTCTTTACTGTTGACAGTAGTTGCGACTTTGCCATAGATACTTCGTGATCAGTGTAGTCTGTGTCTTCTACTGGATTTTCAACGATAGCTTTGCTTGCACTTTCTATAAGCTGTTTCCATTTTTTCATATCTGACATGGTGAATTCCTTTACAAAATATTTTATGTATTTATCTATATGAAGCGAAAATACTCAATCCGGTCTTTTCCATTATGCCATTCCTAGTAAACGCGCTTGCACAATGTATTCTAGCGCAATCAAAAACAATAACATCGCCGGGAACCCAGTTGCAAGTCTTTTCTATACTGAATCCTTCTAGCCAACGTTTTTGCATAAGATGCTTGAAGTTTCCTTCTGGCTTTCTGCAATCTTCGTGTATACCATATATGTCTGAATAATCGTATAGTGGAATGTTAAACGGTGAGTCCATTTCTGGTCCACCTTTGTAGCATTTCACTGGACCTTCAACGTACATTTGATCGAATACATAAAACTGTGCATCGTCATCTCTGTGTTCCCAGTCATCTCTGTATATCTTTTCCAGTGGTATTACAATGCACTTTGCTGGAATAGTAGAATGATCATCTTTTGGTACATCGTTATGAATGCCATGTGGGACTTTGACGTTGAAATAGTTACCACCAAATATTTCAAGTTCGACATTCATATCTGTGCATACACGATCAACTATACTTTTGAATACTGCATCGTCCCAAGGAGGGATACCATTGACAGGTCCACTCGACTTGAAAATCTTTTCATTATCTCGTTTGAAGATGCCGAGCAAATGTGACACTTCGTCGGCGGTCAGATACTTTTCAAACACAACTGTTTCGCCAGTCCGTGAGATTATTTCATCAATTTGTTCTTGTGATCTTTTCATAATATTTTCCTTGACACGATGCTATTTATTTCATATAATGATTGCATATAAAATATTGGAGTATGCCATGACACATGAATTTAAGTTTGCGTTCACTTCCCGTGATCAGTTTTATGCTGTTGTTAAGTTTCTTAATTATGAATGTGGAAAGGGAAACTGGACCATCAAAGGGAAAGTTTTGAAGGGATTGAAACGTATTGAACAATATAGTCAATATTACAAGAGTTACCACAATTCAGTTGAAAAAGTGGTTGTAATTCCGGAAGATAAGAGCTATGTTGAAGCTATGATTCGTTTTGTACATGGTGGAGAATAATATGACAGTACGCAAAGTGGGTTTTGCATGTAAGTACATGCACGCCGATCGTTCCCTACAAGCAAAAGTTCTAAAGGAAACAGAGCAACCACTTAACTTTCGCGGTACCACTATCAAGTGGCTACGCGAAAATCAAGACGAAGCAGAGCGCCGTGTCTATGAGATTGTTGAACATAATTTGAATGCTACTGAGCGTTTGGTGGATTATGTTAGCACTCTTCCGCTAGAACAGCGTATGCTTCGTCTTGGTAGCGACATGCTCCCTGCTTACACTGAAAAGCAGTTTGGTAATTTGACTAAAACTAAATATATCACCGATCTTATCGAACGGCGTCTTGCATCAATCGGCGATAAAGCACGGTTGAATGATGTCAGACTATCAATGCATCCCGGACAGTTTTGTGTGCTTGCATCAGATAATCCAGACATTGTTCAAAACAGCATTGAGGAATTTGAATATCATGTTGATATCGCAAGATGGATGGGCTACGGCAAGCAATTTCAAGACTTCAAAATCAATGTCCACATCAGTGGCCGCCAAGGTCCAGCCGGTATCAAAGCCGCGCTTAAACGTCTCTCACCAGAGGCAAGAAACACTATTACAATCGAAAACGACGAAAACAAATGGGGAATTGGAGACAGTCTTGAGCTTGCAAACGATCTCGCTCTGGTGCTAGACATTCACCATCATTGGTGTCATTCAGGAGGCGAATATATTGAAGCAACGGACGATAGGGTTAAACGAGTTATTGATAGCTGGCGCGGTGTGCGTCCCGTTATTCACTACAGCGTATCTAGAGAAGATTTACTTACCGAGCATTCGACAACAGACCGTCCAGACTTTGGATCCCTGTTTGATCGAGGATTTAAAAAGGCAAAACTTCGCGCACACAGCGACTACATGTGGAACAGCGCAGTCAACGAATGGGCTGGAACATTTAGAGAAACATGCGATATCATGGTAGAGGCAAAGTGTAAGAACTTGGCTAGTATTCCATTCGAGGAGGCAACACGGTAATGAGTAGAGATATCTGGGTAATCAGCGACACCCACTTATTTCACAGCAACATTCTAAACTTTAAGGACAAAGACGGCGTTCGTTTTCGTGGTGAACTGTTTGACAATGTTGACCAAATGAATGAGTGTATGCTTGAAAACTGGAACAGTGTCGTTAAGCAAGGTGATATCGTGTATCACCTTGGCGATGTCTTTATGGGCGATAAAGAAGACTTCAAGAAACTGTGGCCCAAATTCAATGGCAGCAAACGTCTCATTGTTGGCAATCACGATGATATTAAGTTTCTATCAAGTGGTGGGTTCTTTGCAAAAGTTCAAATGTGGAGAATGTTTCCAGAATTTGGTTTGATGTTTAGTCACGTCCCCCTTCACGAAAGTGGATTGCTACAACAGACAGACAAAACAAAAGTGTGGCCTGATGGATGTGAAACACTGCTAAATGTTCACGGGCATATTCACCAACACGATAGCCCAGAAGGTCCATACCGCAACGTATCAGTTGAAAAAATTAACTACACACCAGTAAACATTGAGGAACTTCGCAAATGGTAGAAAAGGTTATGGTTGCTGCGATTAGCATTGGTCTTGATAAAGAAATCAGAGGTACATGCCGTAACGTTCTGCTTGGCTTCTGTAAGACGGAACCGGGACAATATTTGGTAGAACATGCACAACGGGTGTATGATTCTTTTTGCGCCATCGGCGATTATGAAGGTGGCACAGTAAACATCTGGGCGGAATTTGAAAATATGAATGATGCAATGATGTATGTAATGAGGTATGGAAATGATTGATCCGAACACTTTAATTGAACTAGCAGAGACCATGGGAATACAAGATTCTATTGATTGGGATAAGTCTATGCTAGACAAAGAAGTGGCATATGAAAGTATGTCCATAACTACGCTTGAAATGTTTGAAAACATCCAATCTTCGGATGACAAAGAAGTATTGCTACTTGCGACTATTCTAAAGTTGATGGTAGAGAATTTGGCACTTAAAATTGATGCACAAAATCAAACGGATAATTAAAACATTCAACATAAACGATGGATCAGAAGATCCAGGTATGTATGCAAGTCTAGCAATACAGGATTGGGTAGAAGAAAACGAATGGATTCGTGAAAAGATTTCCACTGGTGACGTGGAACTAGATATGGTTCGTAATCCAGCAACACTTCAACTTTGCTATCGTATAGTGTTGAATGCAACGCAGGAGGAACATGCTTACTACATGTTTACAAACGAATGAAAAATAATGACACATATCATCCAATAACAAATGAAATCAGAGACAAGATAAAACTCTTGTTGTCTGATTTTTCCCATTCTGCACTAGGGACTATAAACGCAGAATTCCCAATGGTGACCAAAGTAGTCCCAATGATATTAAACGATGAAATCTATTTGTTGCTTAGTGATCTAAGTGAACACACACGAAATATTTCAGATAATAAACGCTGTAGTGTATATTTTGCTGGTGTAGAATTTCACAAAACAAAAATGAATAATCCTCGCGTTACATTTAGCGGCACGATTGAAAAACTTTTGCTTGATAAATCGTCAAATGAATATCAAAATCTGTTAAGTGAATATTGCAAAGTAGATAGCGGTGCGCAGATGTGGGGAATGTTCGGGGATTTCAACTTTTATAAACTTACAGTTAGTCGTACTCTTTATGTTGAAGGTTTTGCAAAAGCATATGTAGAATAAACTTGACATCCTCGCGAATCATGCTATAACTAATATGTAAGCAAAGAGAAGGATTGGAAGAATAATGCTGGTAGTATTTGACATTGACGGAACCTTAGCAAACATCGAGCATCGGCTGGATTATGTTCGCAGCAAACCAAAGAACTGGAAGGCGTTTGACGCTGGCATTCCGAATGATGTTGTGAATCCACATGTGGCAGCAGCGTTCTTTGCTCTGCGTGATGCTGGTCACGACATTGTGTTTGCCAGTGGTCGTAACGAGCGTAGCGGTGATGCTACTGTAGCATGGCTGGATGCTAATGGCTTTTGGAGCGTTGATTCGCATCTGTTCATGCGTAAGGCAGACGACTTCCGCAGCGATGACATTGTCAAGCAAGAAATCTTGGATCAAATCATTGCGGACTACGGTAAAAAGCCTGACATGGTGTTTGATGATCGTCCACGTGTTGTGCGCATGTGGCGTGATAACGGTATCTTTGTTTTTAATGTATATCAAGGTGAAGAGGACTTCTAATGTCACTAATTGAAAAACTTAAATGGTTCTGGAACCCACAAACCGAAGCAGAGAAGGCTTACGAAACCGACCCTCTTCGTCGGCGTAATCAATTATTGAAAGTTTATATCAAAGGAGTTGACAACCCATTTATCAGAGTGTATAGTCAAGAGGATGTTAGGGGTCGTGATTGGGTGTTTAGAAACGCTAACGAGAATTCGTTTAACTCTGATCTTAATAGTTGGCTTGATAAACGTGGTAGTGACGGAATTCGTATTGGTAACGTTTGGCATGCTCCAGAATCAATTGATCGAATCGAACTAGGTCAACAAACTGTAGAGGAACTGTAATGCTCGGAGTTACACTAGCTATTATGTTTGCGGGCTATATGATTGCTGACGCTATTCTATTCGTGAATGGATATAAAAGTTGGATCTTTTACGCCAAAACTGATCAAGAAAAAGCAGTTCGCCAGAGGTGGTTCCGAGACCGAGAAATTCAATGGGATGAAGAACAATGAGTGCTTATCCTTGGTCTAGAATACAATACACTGATCTGGCAACCGAAGCATATGTTCTTATGAATGAGAACGAAATCAACGGTTGCGAGTATCACAACAACAGTCATATTGAAGCGATGTATCAGTATCTTGAAGATACAAACGTTCCATACGATTCCAATCTTGATTGGGCAGTAATGTTTCACGACATTGTGTATGATAATCAACCAGATAAAGAAGAACGTTCTGCATTGCTATTCTACGATATGTGTAAACAATATAGCGGATTTAGCAATTATGAAGTTGATTTGATTGAGATTGGTATTCTTATCGGGCAGACTATTCGCCACGAAGTCACAACTTGGTCAAAAGATACTCATAAAGCACTTATTCGTGCAGACCTTCACGCATTGACTGACAAAGTGCAAACAACAAATAACTTTGTAAGGATTATGAATGAGTCTATGAACTTGTATGGTTGCACGGTTGAAGAATTTGCACGAAACAACATTTCGTTTATGCAAAAACTCAAAGAAACTATGATGCTGAATATTTTGGTTGACAATGTGAACGAATCATTCTATAACAGTGTCATAGAGGGTATTGACACAACTCGCAAACTAGCACAAGCATTGGAGAAATAATGTCTGAACCTATTTGTTATGTAATGGTTGGCTTGCCTGGTTTGGGCAAATCCACTATTGTAAATGGTATGTATAAAGATGTTGATACTTTCATTTACAGCACTGACCAATTCATTGAAGAAGCGGCCGCCAACTTTGGTAAGACTTATAATGAAGCGTTTGAAGATAACATCAAAGCAGCAACAGAGTCCATGAACGCACTGTTAGATGATGCAATTAAAGAACAGCGAGACATCATCTGGGACCAAACCAACCTTGGTGAAGGCAAGCGTAAGAAAATCATCAACCGTATGAAGCAAGCGGGATACCAAGTTCGTTGTGAATGTATCATTCCACCAGAAGCAGGGTGGTTCGATGATCAAAAAGCGTGGGCCTATCGCTTGCGCAATCGTCCTGGAAAAACTATTCCACAAAACATCTTGACTAATATGATCGAATCATTTACTGTCCCTACTGTAGCGGAAGGTTTTGATATGATCACTTTCTACAATATGCATGGTGCCTTGCTTGGCATTGATTATGGAGTTGACGAATGAAGCAGTACATTGTTGAAGTTTACGTTGCAGATCAAAAAGTAAAACAGTTTGTAACTGAATCCTACGATATTGCCGAAACCATCGCAGAAAACATTGCTGACGATATTACTGACACACGTATCAAAGAAGTAGAACTAGGAGCATAAGATATGCACTACAAGTTTCCAGAAATTCGCCATCTTGACGATGTTCTGCCTTACATTCAAACTCGCGGGGAATTCATTCTAGCGGAGCGTGAAGGTTACAAGGTAGTAAACTACGTTGTTGCTATGGCTGATACGTTTGATATGACTGGACCTGATGATTTAGGTGGTGCTATTCGCCGTGAATGCCGTGGCCTTATTTTTGACCGTGAAGGCTATATTATTTCGCGTCCATTCCACAAGTTCTTCAACATCAATGAACGTGAAGAAACTCAATCTCACGTGGTTGATATGTCGCAAGATCACATCATTATGGAAAAGATGGATGGTTCAATGATCCGTCCTATCGTGGTTGACGGCTATCTTCGTCTTGCTACCAAGATGGGTGTAACCGAGGTTGCGATGCAAGCAGAAACGTGGCTTGCTGCACAAGACCCCGCCAAAAAAGAGTGGATGCGTGACGCTTTTGACCGCAATGAAACTCCTATCTTTGAGTGGATTAGCCCGTTCAACCAGATTGTTCTTGCATACGAAGAAGCAGACCTTGTTTACCTTGGTAGCCGTAATAACTTTACTGGTGAATACATGTTTGACGAAGCGGCACCGTTCACCAAGGTTCCTCGTTATGGTTCGGTAGAAGGTAATATTAGTGACTACATTGCCCGCCAGCGTCAAGCAGAAGGTCGTGAAGGTGACATCATCCGTTTTGCTGATGGACACATGCTGAAAGTTAAAAACGATTGGTATGTACGTATCCACAAGACTGTGGATCGCATTGTGTTTGAACGTAATATCGTTAACTTGATTATCAATGAAGAAATCGACGATGTTATGCCGATGCTGCCGGTTGTTCAAGCTAACCGTGTTCGTAACTTTGAAATTCGTTTCTGGAAAGCGTTTAAGCAAACTGAAAACCGTCTCTATGGTCTTCGTATGGCGTGTGATCAATCGTATGAGGGTGACCGCAAAGCAATCGCTACGCAGTTTGTTCCGACTGTGGAAGACAAGCAAATGGTTCCTCTGTTGTTCCGTGTTCTTGATGGTAACGATGTTCGTGATGTTCTAATGCAGCACGTAGAAAAGCAACTGTTTACTAACGTCAAGTGGGACGCTTGTGCAAAATGGATGGGGATGTAAAAATCCCCATCTTTTTCTTGACATCCTTGCGAATCATGCTATATTAATAGAGTAGTCAAGAGAAGGAATCAAGACATGATGCAGTTCAAAGTTGTTAGCGAAACTGTTGCTGTTGCTACTAACAGCATTAAACCTGTTCGTATCGAACGCTTTGTTGATACAAACAACTATGATCGCAACCATTGGATGCTGTATACGCCAGAAGGTGGACTTGATGATGCGTTTACGTCTCGTGGGCCGTTCGTTTCATTTGATGCTGCAAAGCGCAACGCCGAAATGAATGTTGGTGTGACGATGACCTGGGAGGCAGCATAATGGCATTGATGTCGCAAAGGCGAACTGGTTGGATACGGGGTTGTTCCAAGTAGCAGTTATGACCCACGTAAAGATTCACACACGTATGTTCCAGAACCTCCGAAATCAACAACTAAAAAACCTGACGCAGAAGTCATTCCGTTCAATGTGATTAAAGGCGATAAAGTATGAAAGTAGAAACTCCTGCAACTGGCATCCTCAAGCAAGGAGACTTTGGTGATGCAATGTTTTATTACGTGCAGTGCGATTGTGGCAGCGAAGATTGCGCACATACGATTGAAGTAGAGGCAGATGATAGCCACGTACAAGTTCACTTATACCACACGCAGCATACCAAGTGGTGGGAAAAAAACCGTTGGAAACAGATTTGGCAGATCGTTACCAAAGGTTACGCCGAAATGCAGACTACGATTGTGCTAACCGAACAAACTGCATTGAACTACAGTGCAGTATTGGAAAGTGCCGTAAAAGATGTATCAGATTTCCGTGATGCAAGAAAGAAGCAATGATTCAAGGCTGTTGCGATAACACAGATATTGTCCGCGAAGAAATCAATGTGGAACTTCGCGGGTTTACCTTTAAAGTTATTATCACATTCTGTAAATCTTGTGGTAGCAAAAAGCATACTAGTGGAATAAGCGATGGTAAACATATCAGCAAATGAATTAATACTTGAAAGTTTGATGTTTCAGATAGACGCAACTGAAAACTACCTTAGTTATCCATATGATGATGTTGTGACAGAACATACCACCAACGATGGTTGGAAATATTGTAAAAACTCCAGAAATGAGTTGCATAATCGTAAAGGACCTGCTATAATAACTAGTGAAAATACTGGAACTTTTTACATCAACGGCATTGAACTTGATCCACATGACTGGGTTCGTTATGCTGAGATTACAGATGAAGAAAAAGCGTATCTATTATTTGTTGTAGATGCACAACCTGTGAAGTTAGGACCATGAATGAACACATATCAAGAATTATTAGCACTCACCGCAGAAGAATGCGGGGAACTTGTACAAGTTTGTATGAAACATCTGCGTAAATTTGAAAAGAAAAGTGAGGTTGATGAAAAATGGCAATCCAAACTTATCGAAGAAGCAGGTGATGTGTATTGTATGCTTGAACTACTGGTTGAACATGGACTTGTCACAAACAAACAACTTGAAGATCGCGCAAATGTAAAGCGCGAAAAACTAAAGGTATGGAGCAAACTAGTAGATTAATGTCAAATAGTAAAAAGCCAAACCCGCTGAACAGTTTTAAAGTTACGCGCACTGCGGAAGAAAGTAACTTGACAACTGACGATTTTGCGTTTATATTTGACATGAACGGAAACATTCGTTGCGTTCAAATGCCAGCGTTCCTAGCAGACGACGACTTGCTTCCTGACGATATTTCAAAGATGTTGGAATATGTATCTGCTATGGATTTGATGAAGCCAAAGAAAGTAATGCATTAAGATGCTAGAAATTTACGAAATTTTAGACAGATTTGAAATTTTATATCCAGACAACGAAGATATCGCAAATCTTCGCCGCGCGTATGTGGATAAAGATTTGCCGAGTATTTTTAAAGTTGTTCGCGACGATGAAGTTGGCGATTATGGCGATTTGGATGAATTGCGCAAAGCAGTAGTTGAAGAAAATCTATATAGTATATTTCGTGTTCTAGGTCGTTATGTTGATGATGAATTTGTAGAAGAACTTCGCAGCGCCGCGACAGAAAACAATCTACATAGCATTTTTAGAATTATGGAAACGGTAAACGGGGATGACACCGCACTTGACAATTTACGCCGCGCCGTTACAGAAAAGAACACGCGCTGTATATTCAGACTGGTGGCAAAGTTCAATGTGCCAGAAGTAGAGGACTTACGTGCGGCTGTAACAGAGAAAAACTTACACAGTCTGTTTAGATTAATCGATGATGAAGACCTGCGTAAAGTTCTCCTAGAAGACAACATGTGGTCATTGTGGAAGTTACTAGAGAGATATGTAGACACGCAATTCGTACCGGCATTAAAATCTTTGATTTCTGTGAATGAAGTCAAATTCAGTCCAGACTGTATGGCACGTGGTCAACTCGCAAGTAAGCGTTGGCTAGTTCGCACAGTAGAAGATTTTGGCATTGATCTTGGTACTGTATTCTTGTGTGCAGGATGGTATGGTATTCTATCCACTATGATGTTTGAAAGTAAAGTAAAGTTTGACAAAATTCGCAGTTTTGACATTGACGATACATGCGTAGACATTGCAGAAGTATTTAATAAGCCTTGGTTTAAAAACGAATGGCAATTTAAATCAATAACACAAGATATTATGGACATTAATTATAATGAACATACTTGGCAGTATTGGAGTAATGCAAATGATAGAATGAGCCATCCAATTACGGATAATCCAAATACTGTAATCAATACAAGTTGTGAACACATTGAAAATTTTGACGCATGGTGGGAGAAGATACCAGCTGGTATGTTGGTGATACTACAGAACAATGATTTTGTCGAACATGATGATGATAGTGTGGTGAACACAATCACAAATGTTGACGAATTCGCTGAAAAACTAAAACTATCGCGTACCATCTTCAAAGGTACACTTGCACTTGAAAAATACAATCGATTCATGATCATTGGAAGGAAATAATATGTCTAATAATATTTTTGCACAAATAGAACAAGCAACATGGGAACAGGACGACAGAGACCACACTGTCAAAAATCGCAGACAATTTAAGGTTCAGGCTGATCCACTTGCACTCGTTGTATATTGGAGAAAGACAAATATTCTTGAGACGTTGATGGGAACTGATATGCATTACACTTATGACATGTGTAGAGCATTAGAAGGCAATCTGTTTCGAATCACAGATGACTCTTACATTTCAGAATTGTATAAACCTGACGAAGAAAGTATCGCAGAAGCAAAACAAATTCGTGATAAATTGTATAAACCTGACGAAGAAAGTATCGCAGAAGCAAAACAAATTCGTGATTATTATAAATCACGTCTCGGTTTTCGTGCAATGATGAATGAACGTGTCGGTGATTTTGATAAAAAATTGTCCGAGTTTTTGGACCAAGATCGCGGTTACATTCTTGAAGATCAACTTGGTATGGTAGTTAAATTGCCAGAAATGTATCAGACTGATTTGGTGTACGATAAACTGCGTGATGAATACACAAGCGTTGCAGTAAAAAAGAAAAACAAGTTTCATGCATCGTCAATTGGACCAACCGCTATGCGTCTTCGATATGTGACTAAAACAAAGCACAGGGAAAAACGCCGAAACTATGTAATGTATTGGTTTAGCTATGATGGCAAACTTTACAATCTACCAGTAGAAGCGAATAACTATCTGCGTCCATTTATTGAGCGTGAAATCAAGAAGCCAGAATTCGATATCACTGGATATGTCAGTGTTGCGCATTTACATCCAAATAGCGATTTTTGGGTATTCAGAATTGGATCAGATTTCGAGGTAATGTAATGAAAGTACGCATATGCAAATATACAAATTATTTCGGGCCATATCAACTTGCAGAAAAGTTGATGTTCTGGGTACCAAAAGAAGTAGATGAATACGGTATTAAACGAACCGCGGATCGTGTTCACAACTTTGGGGAATGGCTTGCACACGGCAGTGTTCTTCCAGAACCAGAAGTGGGAGAAGAATCTAACGGGTTCAAAGATCGTCCAGAAACTTGGCTTTACAAATTGCTATCTTGGATTGACAGTAAAAAGAAACGTAAAATAGAAGTGCATATTGATCGTTGGGACACTTGGGGTATGGTGGAAACACTCGGTTATATTATCCGTCCTATGCTAAAACAACTTAATGAAAACAAACACGGCGCGCCATTTGTTGACGATGAAGATGTTCCGGAAGAACTACGCAGCACTAGCGCACCACCAAAAGAAAACGATTGGGATACAGACGACAATCATTTCAAGCGTTGGGATTGGGTGATGGAAGAAATGATTTTTGCATTTGAAAGTCTTGACGGTGGCAGTAACGAAAATTGGGAAGAACAGTTTGAGTCAGGTGTATATGATCTAAAATGGATCAAACACGAAGATGGTAACTTCCGAATGACAAAGGGTCTAGATCACACTGCGGAAACAGATTGGGATGCACGAAAAGCATACGGTGAACGTATTCAAAATGGCTTCCGTCTATTTGGAAAGTATTATCAATCACTTTGGGATTAACATGACTTACAAACTTCCAGTACTATATAGTCGTGCAGATGCGAAACAACGCAGAGAAGTCAGAGAACAATATATACAACAGCAAAATGGACTTTGTTACTGGTGCAATTGTTCTCTTGATGCTGCTCCACCAAAAGAAATAACAAGTAAGAAAATCAATTGGCGATTATTTCCGCCAAACTTTTTACGTTATCCTGTGCATTTGCAGCACAATCACGGCACTGATTTAACAGAAGGAGCGGTACACGCATACTGCAACGCAGTTATGTGGCAATACCACGGAAGATAGAATGAATTTAAACAACTTGAACGAATCTGAAAAAGATGCTATAATTAAAGAGTTCTTAGAGTTCTTTAATGGGAAAGTTCCAAATCCAGTGAACTATCCCAAGTCGTTTGAGTTCTATTTAAAAATGTACCAGTTTCACTTGAAAAACAAAAAGAATAAGGAACGTAAATGATTAGAGCAATTCTAGCATGTGATGATGATTGGGGTATCGGCAAAGATGGCGACCTACCTTGGCCTCACAATCCAGCGGATTTGAAATGGTTTAAAGAAAAGACTGTAGGTGGGGTTGTTGCAATGGGTAAAGCAACGTGGGACAGTCTACCGAATAAACCTCTACCCAAACGTAACAATATTGTGGTCACACGTAGTACTGATGATAAGCGGGGGCCTTATCATTTTCTAACATTCGAACAAGCAGAAACTCATTTGGTTAGTATGAGTAAGTTGCAAAATGTATGGATTATCGGTGGGGCAAAACTTATTGAAGGTTTGTTACCTATCATCGAAGAATTTCATCTGAGTAGAATTAGTGGAACATATGAATGTGATACATTTCTACCCAGCACACCTATTCTTGAAAACTATACATTAGTTAGTAGCGAAATGCAGGGAGATGTCTACGTAGACATTTATCGTCGCCGTGATAATTAATTGGTCAGTTGAAGACATAAAGACTGAAATCGAAAAGATTGCTTATAATGAATCCGATCCTCGTATGGATGGGTTCGTAACTTGGGGATGCAAAAAAGACTTGTATGAAATTCTTTGGTTTGTGCAAGAAAAGCTAAGTAAGTGCAGCACATATACTGGTGAAGAAGATTTCATCAAAAAGCGAAACATTGATAAAATGTGGAAGGTATTAAAAGATGAATGATGAATTGTATCAATTCCTAGCATGTGACTATTATGCCACAGGCGAAGGCAGAAGCGTGATGCTACTGATTACTCGTGCTTATCCGCACGTTGATGATTACGAAACTCGTGGTAGCTTTGATAATGGTGTTTATACACCCGGTACACTCAAAAAAGGCATGTCTGATAAAACTATTGCTGCAAGAGAATTTGTGGAACATTTTGGCGGCTATTATCTACAAGGTGCAGAAAACCTACCACGCGAAGAATTCTTAAAACGGTTTGGACATCACTTGCCCGAATATGTTCATAAAATGTTGAACGCAGAAGGCAACGACCGTCCTGGCAACTTCAACTTCGTACAAAGCGTACACTTTAACTATTCATAAAAGGTTACTATAATGATTAGATGGTATGATTGGGCTGTAGCACTTTTAGCAGCAGACTTACTAATTGCAAATTCAAAAGTCGCCATATTCGCGGACGTTTGGTATATGAGTATAATCGGCGGGGTTGCCGCATACTTTGTTTGGGATTTGTGGAATGATACCTATATTCCATTCAGAAAACGCCAAGAGGAAAACAGATGATATTAGTAGTTGGTTGTGGTTTTGTAGGTGAAACTGTTGCAGCAAGTCTTGAAGCGGACGAAAAAGAAGTTGTTCGCATAGACCCAAAGTATAACAATAACAAGATTTCAGACTATCCAAATGCTAGGGGTGCAGTGGTCGCCGTGCCGACACCAACTGTTGAAGGTAAGTGTGATGATAGTATTATTCGTAGTGTGATTGCAGAAGTTGGCGACATTCCAATTCTTCTTAAAAGCACAGTACCATTCCCAATGATGGAAACATATCCGTCAAATGTGATTTACAATCCAGAGTTTTTGAGAGCGAAAACAGCAGCAGACGACTTTGCAAATCAAAAGTATTTTATTCTTGGTGGCGGGACAAATCTACAGCGTTTTTTCTGGAAACAAACATTTGGATATCTTGATGTAGAATTCATAGATACAGATCGTAAAACTGCAAGCATGGTAAAGTACATGCATAATGCATGGCTTGCTACAAAAGTTGCATTCTTCCATGAAGTATTTTGGCAGATCGGTGAACATTATAATCACGAACAGATGATTGATATTCTTTCTAAGTTTGAAAACATCGGACCATCACACATGGTCGCTCCAAATGATGAAGGGAAACTTGGATACAGTGGCCACTGTTTCCCCAAAGATACAGAAGCATTCTATGATTTTACTGGAAGTAGAATTATGCAGAGAGTTATTGAAGTGAATAACTCATTACGGAAAAAATAATGTTACTTGGTACACGATTAGAATATTGCGTCAGTGATTTGTTACTAAAGAAAATAAACGTGAATGACGTTTATGCAATCGTGGGCGATACTCGTATAAACTTTCACAACACAGAAGATGCAACACATTGGTGGAATCGTCAGTTGGATCCAATGACTTCACACTTGTCACAAGGTAGAAACTCATTACATCTTTATGATTTTGAAGAAGTATATCAATACATTCTTACACTAATTGACAGTGGTAAGTTAGTATTGCGAGATAAAGCATTGCCATCACATGCATTCGATGCTATGATATCTGATTTGAAAAATCATTGGTATCAGATAAATCTGAGAGAAGTTGACATGGAACCAGCAGTCAAGTTGGCGTGGGAACACTATGTGTTGTTATCGGGATTGTGTAAATAATGTCAAAACTTTATTTTGGTATATGCCCATATGGTTCGCTAGTTGATGTGTTCATTAATCTGTTAGCAGGTTGGAGTGATAATTGGTTACAACCCTGCGCCCCAGACATAAACCGCAACGGTTACCCAATACACCGAGTACATGAACCATATGTGTTACAACTGACTAATAATAAACCGCTAACATTCAGGGATATTGATTGGCGCGGAAGAATGTCGGAAATTGAAGATGTGCTAAGAAACGCCAACAATAAAGATGTGTGGATAGGTACGTTTGATCCAAGTCAAGCAGAATTAATCAAAAATTATTTTGATGATAATGCAACTATTGTTGGTATTTCTTATGGGGCAGACCAACGAGAGGTTGTATTAAAT